CACTATAAGCGTGTTCTTGGTCAAAATATAAAATTAGGGCAAACTGTATTTGTTGACATTAATCAACTCCCGCCCCAATCAAATAAAAAGGTTTGCGCTATTTGTCCGATATGCAAAAAAGAACGCTATACTAGCTATGCAAATCTTATTTGGTCTGGACATAGTTGCTGCCAAAAGTGCCACCAACGGTTATCAGCATATAGCAGTTTTATTGGCAAAAAAATTGGACGCCTAACTATCACCGGTTTTGGCGAACCTGCTACCACAAAAAGCGGTGGGCGCCTAACAACATTTACGGCTGCTTGCGACTGCGGGAATGAAACCACTATCTGGGCGCAATCTGTTAAAAGGGCCTTACGAAAAAATGCTGTATTATCATGCGGATGTTTTCGTATTGAATTAATCAAAAATATTGGGATAAACAATGTTGGCCCCAATAACGGTATGTATAACCCTTTAATCACCAATGAAGAGCGAGAATACCGCATCAAATGCCGTAAGATACAAAAAGCAAAAGACTGGGCGGCAAGCATTAAAAGCCGTGACCAATGTTGTGTAATCTGCAATAGTAACAAGAAACTCGTTGCACACCATTTATATGACTTCGTCACTTATGAAGATTTGCGCTATAGCCTTAGCAATGGTGTTACTTTGTGCGCCGCTTGCCACCAAGAATTTCATTATGGATATCAAAGTAACACAACTTCATCCTGCACTTCGCCAGATTTCTATAGTTATTTGCGTTTCAAACACCAATGGGCTGATTCGCGTATCAACCAACTAATTGCTACCAAAAATCTCTTAACATAGCTTAGGCAGAAGTTATGACACAGTTACACCCCTGGTGCGCTGGGGGATGCCGAACATCAACCGAAGTTTTCAGCGGTTTATCTGCTCCTTCCGGCTGGAAATCCACGCCGGCCGGTATGAAGGTCGATTCGATGCCGACAACCCTGCCGTTCAGGTGCGAGCAGTAAGGGCAAGATGGATTGAAGCTCACCCATCTAACTTTCTGGATGCCGTTGGCCTTGTAGACCTCTCTGGCCACTGCGTTGGCCGCCTGGACCGTCTCGGCCAGGGCGATCTTGCCGGGCCGTTTCTCTTTCCACTCGTCAAGCCGCTGCTGGATGGCCTCCAGCTCGTCCTGCCCGGCCTGCACCGCCTCCCGCAAAACCTGCCGCAGTTGGCCCAGAGACGAACTGGCGTGCAGGGTCACGTGGGAAGCAATATAAGCCCGGACGAAGTCTTCCAGCTGCGGCGTCATACCAGCTGGGGCGCCGATTTCATCCGCCGCCTCCGCCTGTACCGCGTCGGCGTAGGTGAGGTAGACCGGCGTCCAAGCCCGGGTCATAAAGTCCTTATGCTCTTCGTAGAACTGTTGAAGCCAAGTGTCGAACGTCTGGCTATCCCGCCGCGTCAGATGCTTCTCGGCCGCCCTCATCACCTCGGCGGCCTCGCGCTTGACGATGCGCTCCTCGACGTTGCGGAAAAGCCGCTCAAACTGCTTCGCCAGCCGCCGTCGGCTTCCGGCCGCCCGGCGGGCTCGTTCCTCCGGCGTCTCCAGGCTTCTGATACTGGCCTGCCCCTGCACCGGTTGCTTTGGTTGTGCAGTCACGCTGTCCGCCGGCACCATGTTCAGCGGCACCAGGTAGACTTTCCCCTGGCCGTTCGGCAGCGGGTTCATGTTTTCAAGCTCGCGGATGTCGTCCGCGGAAAGCCAGCCGTTCTGCCGACCGACGGCGTAGGCCTCATAGCGGGACTTGATATCGCTGCGTAAGAGGCCGTCAACAAGAAACTCGGCAAAGTACGTGTCTCGCTCACTTGGCAGGAACAGGTCACGATATATAGCCTGCTCCCAGCAGACAAGCCAGGGCCGCATAGTGTGTACCACAAATTCAATGCCCTGGTGCTCTATGTTTGAAAACGTACTGCGTTCCAGGTCCGCCAGCATGTGAGGTGGCACGTGGAAAATCCGGGCAATTTCGGTAACCTGGAACTTACGTGTCTCTAAAAACTGCGCGTCCTCCGGCGGGATACCAACCTGTTGCCAGGTCATGCCTTCTTCCAGGATGGCCACCCTATGCGCCTGGGTAAGACCCTGGTGCATTTCTTCCCATGATTTTTTAAGCCGCTTCGCTGCCTCATCGCTCAGTTTACCGGGATGTTGGAGCACGCCCCCGGGGCGGGAGCCATTGCCGAAGAACCGCGCCCCGAATTCCTCGGTGGCCAGGGCCAGCCCTATAGCTTCCCGCGCCAGCCGGATCGGAGAGTAGCCAATAATGCCGTCAGAAGACAGCCCACGAAGGTGCATCACGTTCCGTTGCCGCAGGGCAACTTCCTGCCCTGTCTTAACAATGCGATACACATAAAGAAGCCCCTGCTCATCTCGCATAACAGTCATGCGGTCTGGCCGCAGGGGCCAGAGGCCGATAACTCGACCTGCATTGTCCCGTTCAATTTCGGCAAAGGCATTGCCCCAAAGCGCCAAATGCCCCATCAGGGCTTGCCGCAATTCAAAACTGGTCATCTCCCGGTTAGGCAAATTGTGCAAAATGCTATAGAGCGGGTGGTTAGTCGCCCGCTCCTTGCCCCCGCCTTGCAACCGGCGGTAAACCGGGAGAGGGAGAGATGCCAAAGTACGGCTTAAAATATCAACAGCGGAGAATACAGCCGTTGCATTGAGGGCCGTTGTTTCGTTTACTGTTACCCCGGAGGTTGCTTTGCCACCGCCGGAAAACCAATCTACAAGCCATTTATCCGGGTTAGCGAGGGTGGATCTGCGCTCCCATCGGATATTTATGTTTAACGGGCCTATTTTCACAGCGTTAAGATCCCCCTCTCTTCGTAAACTGAGCGCTGCGGCTGTTCGTGCACAATAGCTCTTGCTAAAGCATTAATTAAAGCCACAATCCCATCTATTCGCTCGGTATTTTTGCCCTTTATTGGTCGAATGTTCCCATTTTCGTCCTCTTTAACTTCCAGATTCCCAAACATCCAACGGGCCACGGGATTACCGCCATGAACTATTTCCTGGCCGATAATAAGCTTTTCAAGTTCCTTCATGGCCGGGCTCATGGATTTATAACCCTGGCGTACCTCTACCATAGTAAGCCCCTGATCAGCCAATCTTAATGCTGTTTGCATGGCGTTCCAGGGGTCATAACCAATCTCCTGAATGTCATACATGTCTCGCGTCTGAACTATCGTCTTTTCAATAAAGGCATAATCAATAACATTACCTTCGGTAGTTTTTATATAGCCATGTCGTACCCATTTGTCGTAAGGAACCTTGTCTTTCTTAACCCGTTCTTTCATGTTCTCTTCCGGTATCCAGAACCACCAGAGGACCCGCCATTTGGGGTCATCCTCAAACGGCGGGAATAAAAGCACATAAGCAGTTATATCCAACTTGCTTGACAGGTCTAACCCGCCATAACAGGGGCGGCCTTTTAGCTTCTCGGGCACCACCATTCCGGCGGTAGCGTCCCATTTGTCCAGAGATACCCACTTGGCAGCCTTCGTTTTTACCCACTGATTCAGGCGCAGTTGGCGAAATGACCGCTCCTTGGCTGGATTATCCTTTGCCTTGGCGTAGGCTTCCCTCACTGTTTCAATTTTGATTGTATGCCCCAGAGATGGGTTTGCCTTATACCAATTCTCCTCATCCTCCCAGTCATCGTCATCATCCAGCCCGTAAATGCAAGCGTAGAAGGTAGGATCAACCTTTGTTCCGTCCAGGACGGCTTTCGCGTACTGGTGGACCTCCCAGCCAATACTCGTCCTATCCGGGTCGTCGCCAGCAGTGGTGATAAGAAAAAACAGCGGTTGCGTTCTGGCGTCACCGCTGCCATCCGTTAATACGTCGTACAGATCCCGATTGGGCTGGGCGTGAAGTTCATCAAAGATAACTCCGTGGACGTTTAGGCCGTGTTTGGTGTAAGCCTCGGCCGAGAGCACCTGGTAAAAGCTTTCGGTGCCCGGCACTACAATTCGCTTAATGGAGTCAATAATCTTGCATCGCTTTGTCAGGGCTGGGCACATGCGGACCATGCTGGCAGCCACGTTGAAAACGATGGAAGCCTGGCCTCGGTCTGCTGCAGCACTGTATATCTCTGCCGCCGGCTCTTCATCGGCGAATAGAAGGTACAGAGCCACGGCGGCGGCGAGCTCGGATTTGCCGTTCTTCTTGGGTATTTCGATATACGCCGTTTTGTACTGGCGGTAACCATCTGGCTTGACGGTGCCGAAGATGTCCCGGATGATCTTCTCCTGCCAGGGCAGGAGGGTGAACGGCACCCCGCGCCATCGGCCTTTAGTGTGTTTCAGGTTTTTGATGAACTCGACAGCCCGGGCAGCCTTGGCTTTGTCGTACACCTTTTAACCACCGGTCTTCCGGAGCAGGGCCTCCATGGGATCTTCTTCGCCTTCGGCAACTTTGATACTTATCCGGGAACGGCTGGCCGGGGTCAGGCCAAACTCCGTGCAAAAGGCGCGGAAGTCAGCCAAGGCCTTCTGCCCGATTGCAACCTCTGGCCGCTGCTGGATATAGCCGTTAGGCGTCTCGAAGGTGAGCCCGACTTTCTTTAAGTATCGCTGACATTTGACCCATATCGCCCAGGACTGGCAGGCGGCCGCAAACGCCTCGCCGTCTACTATAGTCATGAGATGTAGGCGCTCAAGCTCTGGCATGAGCCTATTCCAAACTTTCTTAGCTTCCCGGTCAAGCCAACTTGGGCAGGGCGGAGTGATCGGCCTGGGCTTCGGTTCGTTCACCGGCAGAGGTCGCTTGCCCGGATTCCCTTCTAAAATCTTTAGATTTGTCGGTTTTCGTGGTCTTCCCCTTTGTGCCATGGCCGAACCCCCCCTTTCCCGATTTTCGCGAAATCCTTTTCAGAGCCGGCCGCAC